TACAAAGCATCCACTCGGTAAGGTTGGCACCTTTCCACTTGAGAAGGTACCGATGATCCAAGCGCTAGCTCGTAAGTACGGCCTCAAATGGGGCGGTGACTTCAAGAGCAGAAAAGATGACATGCACTTTGAAGTAGCCGTAACACCGGCCAAGGCTAAAGCCTTAATCGAGAGTCTAGGGTTAAAATAAACAAATCCTAAAGGGCATTTAGGAGCAACATATGAAAGAGCAAGCAATCGCAGCTGCAAAGTCTTATGGACGTGCAGCTCTCGCTAGTGCGGCAGCGCTGTACATGAGCGGTATTACAGATCCAAAAGTATTGGCTAACGCGTTCATCGCTGGGCTAATCGGGCCACTACTAAAAGCCTTGCAACCGTCGGAGAAGCAATTAGGCGTAGGCGCTAAGTAATGGAAAGAGCTCAGCTCGTAGTTGGTCTAGCTTTAGGCAGCTTGACCATTTTGGGGCTAGGGGCTGGGCTCGTCCGTCATCTAGTTAAGTTTTACCTGTCAGAGTTACGGCCCGATGGTAACGGTGGCCATAACCTTGCAGGTCGCGTAGACCGTATTGAAAAAAGAGTGGACAAGATTTATGAGATGTTGCTTGAGGATCGTCTAGGTCGCTAAAAACCTTTTAAGCGTATCGTTATTGTCGTTACGCCTTATCGTGCTCATCGGTCTCATGTCTACGCCGGGCTGAGAGCTTGATGCTTCTAGCCAATGTTTATTATCCTCGTAGAGCATCTTGGCATTTTGGGCAGCGATAATAAAGTAATCAATATCGCGACCGCGCAGCTTTAAGACAAACTCTGTCTCGATCAGTTTGTGATTTTCTCTCATCCAATTACTGCCGATCAGTAATAGATCGCCGGGGTTTATAGCCCGATCATCTTCGCCGTATCCCAGTACTTTGATTTTTCCCATCATGGTTGCATGAGATGTAACGTCCATCGTGCCGCTTGGTGTCATCCGGGGTGCAGACAATTTTAACCCTTTCTGTGGGCCTCGGGCGTGTCGGATCTTGAAATTTGTCAGGGGTCTGCCCTACCATTTTCCAAGATGCAAACGCATCTCAGGCTAAGGGCTAGGCCAAGATAACTAAATAGGAAGTAACTCAGAGAAGGCTTAAATTTTGATAACGCCGACTCGTTACATTATGTAAAGTAAAAACGAGCGTAGTTTCTACCCTCAGCTTTACATAACTCCTATTAAGTTTTTTGTTTCGCCCTTTGCATGACCATAACACAGTAAAGGGCTGAGATTATGAATTGGACACTCGAAGTACCACCGTTAGTTTATGTATTTATTTTAATGGCGCTATGCACCGTGCTCGGCTACTCAATCGGACACCGTGAAGGCCACAGCGAAGGCTATTTAAGAGGCCGCGCTATCGCTAAAGCTCTGAAAGACAAGGAGCTACAGGCATGAGTTTTCTAGATAACTACGAGGATGTAAATGCTCGGATTACCCGCTTTCGTACAGAGTTTCCCTCAGGCAGATTAATTGCCGTTATCGAGGACAAAGACCTAACGGCTGGATGGGTATTGGTTCGAGCTGAGGCTTACAAAGAATATGAGGATGCAGTACCAAGTGCGGTTGATTATGCCTACGGCAACGTAGCAAGTCTTACCGCCAATATGCGTAAGTGGCTAGTTGAGGACACATCGACTTCGGCTATCGGTCGAGTAATTGGCCTCCTATCCCCTAGCCCAGCCGGACGGCCTACACGTCAGGACATGGAGCGCGTTGAGGTATTGCCAGCATCGCCGGATCCATGGGCGACTTTAACGATTACACAGACTGCAAAAGAGACGGGCACAACATCGCTGAATACTGCGATGAAAGAGATCGGTGCACAACTCGGCGGTGAGCTTGTAGCTGAGACACCTCGCTGTGCTCATGGCACGATGATTTGGAAACAAGCTGCTGCTGGAGCGCCTAAGAATTGGGGCGGGTACTTCTGTACTGAGAAAACTAAAGCTACTCAATGCTCTCCTTACTGGCATGTGCTAGCAAGTGACGGCAAGTGGAAGCCACAGGTATAAGCATGGGCGAGATTACTTTTATCAAAGACGGCTACGCGACTGTCATACACGATAACGGCGATATGACTGTTACAGCTTTAGATCGATGCGATCAATGCCTTCAATGGCAAGCAACTAGCGGCGGCCTACAGATCCGCGACTACGGCCAAGAGGTCACAATGTGGTTGTGTGCAGAGTGCAGGGCCTAATGATCGACCGCGTAATCCTTGACCGCTCTCAAGAGATTACCGCTCACCGCACCGCTCTTGAGCGCGCAGCTGTTATGGATAATGACTGGTTTAGGCTTTACGGTCAGAATCTCAATTATCACGAAATGATAACGCAGCATGCCGAGAGCGTAGGAGCTGAGATAGCTGTAGCTGAGTACTTCGGCCTACGTAACTTCATGCCAAGCATTAATACCTTTAAGGCTGAGGCTGACGTTGAGACTTTAGAGGCTCGCATCGAGGTAAAGCACACCAAGTACGCCAATGGGCATCTAATCCTGCAAGAGTCACAGCGCTCAAGGCCTAACGATGTCTGCATATTGGTCTACGGAAAGAGCCCGGTCTATCAGCTACTCGGATGGATCCCGGCACATATGGCCATGAGGCCTAGGTATAAGCACACCCAGCAAGGTAACTACTGGGTGAGCCATCGCAACCTATTCGAGATGAAGTATTTAAGGAGCTCTAACTATGGCGATACTCAAATCTAGCTGCCGTATATGTAAAAAGGTTACAGAGCATCAAGATCGAGTCGTAACCGAAAACCTACCGCCCTACGTCAAAACCCTTCAATGCGTTAAATGCGGGGTTATGGGCGTAGTGCTAATGGAGGACATCCATGTCACCGATGTATGAATATAAGTGTATTAGCTGCAATATCTCATACGAGGTAGAGCGCTCAGTCCATGAGGAAAGTACGCCCTATTGCTGTAATGCCATGATGGTACAGATCTACTCTGCTCCTGGTCTTAGCTTTAAGGGCACAGGATGGGGCCATCAATGAAAGTCTTATTGGCATGTGAGGAAAGCCAAGCTGTAACCCGAGAGTTTAGAGCTTTAGGCCATCAGGCTTACAGCTGTGACATTTTGCCTACAAGCGGTACTAATCCCGAGTGGCATATCCAGGAGGATATCGAGGCTGTTTTGTATGAGGATTGGGATTTAGTTATCGCTTTCCCGCCTTGTACGCATTTGGCTAGCTCAGGAGCTGCATGGTTTGAGGCTAAGCGAGCAGATGGCAGACAGCAACAGGGTATCGATTTCTTTAATTTGTTTACTAACCTGAATACACCTCGAGTAGCTATTGAGAACCCAGTAGGCGTTATGTCTACTAAATACCGTAAACCTGATCAGATTATCCAACCATATTGGTTTGGAGATCCATATCGTAAGAGCACCTGCTTATGGCTTAAGGGTTTACCTAAGTTAGAACCTACACAGATGGTAGATATGGGGGAACAGGTGACTTATGCAAGCGGTACGACTATGCCTAAATGGTATGCCGATGCGTGGAAACTGCCACCAGCTGAACGATCTAAGGTCAGATCCAAGACTTTCCCAGGTATAGCTAAAGCTATGGCTCAACAATGGGGTGTGATGTGAAGGCCTCCGACACGCCCAAGATCCCGCGTATTATCAAATGGATTTGGATCCTCATGCTACCCTTGTGTAGTTCATTAAATACTCCTGCTAACGCAGTTGAGATAAATCAAATAGATAAATATAAAATCTATATACATCTAAAAGTAATGAATTATAAAGAGTTTAGATGTATTGAAAGATTATGGACAAAAGAAAACAGGTTATGGGATCCCTATGCCAAGAACCCTAAGAGCTCTGCATTTGGTATACCTCAGCTATTAAAACTCAAAGAGACTAACCCTTATGTCCAAATGGATTTGGGTTATAAGTACATAGTCCATAGACATAAGACTCCATGTAATGCCTTAGCGTTTCACTTACGTAAGGGGTGGTACTAATGGTGCAGGGTAGGCATGACCCAAGGCTTAGCCGTAAGTACAAAGCACAGCGCCTTATCGTCTTGGCACGTGATGGCTATGTGTGTACGTACTGTGGACAAGATGCTACGACTGTGGATCATATTGTTAGCCTTAAACATGGAGGCGATCCAATCGCTTTAGATAACATGGTGGCCTGTTGTAAGCGCTGTAACAGCTCGAAGGGTTCACGCTCACAGGCTGTTTTTTTAGCACAAGCGGCTA